CTCTTTCATAAAGTGGAAAGAAATAGTAGTTGCAAACTATCTCCCTTTGTGGGTGTTTTGTGGAGTTGCAAATTTAAATTTTTTGGGCACGGGTTGGGCACGGTCTTTGCCCTTGGCCGGTTCGGAGGCGTCCGTCTCCAAAGAAAAAGCCCCTGGCGCGCGCACCCAGGGGCTTGAGGCACCGCCTAGACTTGGCGCGCACCTCCTTGCTTGGTGTATCGGCAGCTCCTCGCCTAACTTTTGGCTGTTTCGATCAGGAACTGCTCGCGCTCCTTGCCGTTGATCCAGTTCGGGGGCTTGCCCCGGCCGGTCCAAGTGGCGCCAGTCTCCGGGTCTCGGAACTTGGGCGCTCCCGCCGGGCCCTTCACCTTGGAACCACTGGCAGGAAATACATCCAGCTCAGTGAGCTGGTACTGCTGAACCAGGGTTCGGACCTCGGCCACCGCTCCGGCCTTCTCCGTTTTCATCACTTCGGCGATGCGTGCATCCAGCTCGGCTTTTTGCTGCAAAAGGGTCTTGTAGTCGGTCATCTTGTTTTGTTCAATTCTTCTGGATTTGAAGTTTTTGAGTAATCTATTGATATTTAATTATCAATTAATAATCATTGAGATTGCTAAAGGTGTTGAGCTAACGAACTATCGGCTATCATGTGGTCGTTTCGATATAGTTTGCCTATATGTTTCTGATTGCAATCGTGGTTGTTGGCTGACTGGCAATGATGAAATGAAAGCCTGAGGTTGCAGTTAGCTTGCTACCCATGGAGCCAAGATGGATCGCAAAGAAAGCATCAATGCAATCATTGAACTAGCTAACCTTGGGACACAAATATCTCCAACTGAGGCTGTTCATGCGGTGGCACAGGTGATAAGTGAAATGTGTCCAGCTGGTAGGAACTATGACGCTCGACTCGCTGTTTTGCTGCAGGTCGGCGCTACTCTCTGGCAGGTGTCGTCAGCTGCCGGCATGCCTCTGCAGAGTGAGCGGATAGATTCGGTTCAGCAAAATGGGGCAGAGCATTAGTGCAAATGCCCACCTGATTTTTCTAGCCTCAGCTAATGCGGAACTGCTCACGTTCCTTACCCAAAATCCAGTGCGGTGGCTTGCCTCGCCCGGTCCAGGTAGAGCCGGTGACGGGATTCCGGTATTTAGGTTCTCCCACAGAGCTCTTCGACTTCACGCTGCGAGTAGGAAAGACATCTTGCTCAGTCAGCTGGTACTGCTGAACCATTGCGCGGACCTCTGCCAAAGCGTCGGCCTTTTCGGTCTTCATCACTTCCGCGATGCGTGCATCCAGCTCGGCCTTTTGCTGCAGCAGGGTCTTGTATTCGCTCATTGTTTTTCTCCGGTAGGGTTTCGAAAAGTGGGCCCTTCATTTGGTAGGGCCATGGATGAAAAGTTCTGGTCATGCAGCAATTGCAGCCGCCAGAAGGAATGCACCGGCAAAGCCAATGCTGTCGGCCAACAGGCTCATGCCTGCGAGGCCAAGGAAAACGCTGCGAAGGCTCATGGCTGTACCTGGTAGCTGTCGCGAACGTCGGCAATGTGGGCAATGAGGCCATTGCAGAAGTCCGTGAAGCTGCTGGCCGGCATGTGCACGGCGCTGCGGTCTTTGACCGTGGGAATGCCCAGGGCCGCGGCCGTGGTCGCTTTCACGTCGAAGATGCCCAGGCGCTTGTTGATCTGCCCGATGTTCAGCGTGGGTGCCGTCTCCGTAGGCGCGGCGGGCTCCTCGGGCAGCATCAGGGCGCGACCATCTTCCTGCACATGGTTCAGCACTCGCGGCGGATGCTGGGGGTCGATCAGCTCCAATGGCGGCTGCCAGGGCGCCGTTGGCGTGATGGACTGGATGTCGGGGCTGGGGTGCGTGGCCGCAAATTCCGCGATGCACTGCGCGTAGTACGCCCGGGCCAGTTCCAGCTTCACATCCATCTGCGCCTCCAGCGCCCGGTCGCGCTCGATGGCCCAGGTGGTCAGGCGCATATGCTCGGGGATGTGCTCGACCAGGTGAAGCTGCTGCGGCTCGTACTGGCCCAGCAGTTCCTCGGGCGTGTTGACCATCGCGTAGTTGACCTCCCAGCGGTCCACGTCCCAAAGTCGCATGTAGCCGCGCATCTGCCACTCGTAGAGCGAGTCCTGGCAGTCACGCACGAAGGCAGGGAAGGTCTGCAGGCTCCACGAACATTTCAGGTCGTGGCCGCAGCGGCGCACCAGGTCCACGGTGTCGGCTTCACCCGTGATCTTGCCGTCGCTGCGCCGCTCGGTGTTCTTGGCCAAGGTCAGCCCGCGCACGCGGTTCAGCAGGGCCAGGCCTTCGGCCTCGACTGCCAGGCCCTTGTCCGTGTATTTGCTGGAAACCTCGAAGTCCACGCCCCACAGCTCCTGTCGCACCAACTCGCGGATGTAGGTCTTCGCGGTCTCGCTGAGCGTGCCCAGCTTGAGGCGTTCCAGCACGGCCTTCTCTTCGTCCGTGCGCTTCTTCTTCGCCTGGATGGCTTCCACCTCGGACGTGATCAGTGCGGGATCGATGCTCACGGGCGCGGTCATCAGCTTGCCGATGCTGGAGCAGCGGAAAAGGATCTCCGTCATGCCGCACTCCTTGTGGCTTCGTTGAACGCCATGAGGCCGGCGCGATCGCGGGAAAGGGCAGCGCGGCCTTTGCGGCAGCCAGTCTCAAACTCCGCCGTGCCCCGCACGCTGTTGATGTAGTCCACCCAGCCCTGCGCGTGCTCGGACAGCGGTGCAGCAGCGCCGCTCTGGCCGTCGTCATCCTCCCCGGCCTCGGCCACGCCCGTGATCTGCTTGAGCGTGTGCCGCTGCAGGTAGGTCGTGGTGGAAATGATGGCCTGGATGGCGTTTTTTCCGCCCGTCTCGTCGGGCTGGGCCGTCAGTTGGACAGTCTCGGCATGGCCCAGGCGGTGCCGCAGCGTGCAGACCACGGTGATGTCGCGGCCGACCTGGTGCGTCTTCCACGACCAGGCGAAGCCATAAACGGAAAGCTCGGGGCCCACGGCCTGCACAACGTCGTCCAGCTCGGCATGTTTGTAGCTGGTCCTGCCGCCTTTGCTGGGAAAGTCCACCAGCTTGCGCTTCACGATGCGGATGTTCTTGGCCTTGAATGCGGCCAGGGCTTCGTTGTAGGCCTTCTCGGCTTCGTGGCGCTCGTTGCGCTCCAGCAGATCCATCATCTTCTCGATCTGCTCCAGGCCTGCGCCGCGCTCCTGGAGCGTCAGCATGAAGTTGGCCGCGAAGGACGTGGGAAGGGCGGCGGTAGCGGTGGCGGGCGCGGCGTCTGCCGCCGGCACCAGTTCAAGGGCATCGGCCTCTTTCTTGGAAACAGCGTTCATGGGAACCTCGCAGGTTGTGGAAAAAGAAACGCCCGCAGCAGCGGGCGATGGTCGGCGCCGGCGTGGCGCTTGGTGGATGGGGCGGTCATTCCGGGTCTTCCGGATCGCCGCGCATTTCGCGGACGGCGGACAGGTAGCGGCGCCCGCCGGCGGGCCACGCACGGTCCAGTTGTTCCCCAGCCTCTTCAAGCAATTCGAGCAGCATGGGCACCTTCTCGGCGTCGGTGAGTTCGGAGAGCTTCATGGCTTTTCGCGGTGGCATTCCACCTGCCTCTCGTCCAGCCATTCCGCATGCATGCCGGGGCACGCCAGCGCGCTGACGGTGGCGGGCGGCGCCTTGCCGGGCTCATCGTCCAGCGTTGCCTGCAGGCACAGCAGGCTGATGCCCAGCAGCATGGCAATCAGCCATGCCAGCGGCGGCGGGTCCGGGATTTCGTCACGGTGATGCATGGTGGCTCCTCGATCAGTGGTGGTTGCAAAGCGCCGCGATGTCGTCGCGGCCACGTTGGCGGGCATAGGCCCGCAGCCACTCGTCCACGGAATTGCCCATGACGGCCAGCTGCGGGTGTTCGGTATTCAGGCTCTGGCCCATGCGCTCGCTTGCGGCGGCGATCTGCTGGGCCAGCTCGTACTGCGCGGCCTGCAGGGCCTCCTGCACAAACTCGGCAGTGAAGGGCGGGCCGTAGTACTCGCGGACGTAGGTGTCCAGTTCGGAGTCTTCTGCCTCTGCGCGGTCGTAGCGCGCCGCGTTCTCTGCAGCGGCCACTGAGGCCCAGCAGATAGAGGGGAGTCGTGCATTCATAGGCTGGGCCTCCAGAAATGAAAAAGGGCCTGCGTGTGCAGGCCCTTGTGGGTGGGTCGATGGAGCCGGGTCAGAACCCACTCCAAAGGTTGAGATTGCCGGATGGCTCCGGTTCCATCGCGGCAAAGCCCTGGTGGAAAGGCGCTGGCGTGATGGCGGGCAGAGAAAAGCCCGCGATTGCGGGCTTGAGGTCAGTCGTTGTCCTTGTCTATTAGCGATTCAAAGGCTGCTCCAAGGATCACTAGGGTTCCGTAGTAGGCGGGCACCAAAGCTCCAGCGCCCATGACCGCAGACAGGATCATGTCTCCTCCGTCACAACTTCTCGTGTTGACGCAGGGGGGCAATGTCAATGTGCCGATGAAAACGATTACGAACCACAGAATCCCAGCCACAAAAAAGCCGCGGCCGCTCAAATATTTCATTTTTCCTCTCTATCGCAATCGCCATTGATTGCGGAGAGGATCGTAGAGGAAGGTCGATGGCTGCCGTGTACGCCCCGGCTTTTTTCCAACATCAACAACAACCGAAAGGGCAGACCTTTCTGTGCGGGTGGGCAACTACCTGTCACGCCATCGCGGCGGCGTCCTGAGTAGGGCGCCAGCGTGATGGCCCTCGTTTGAGGACCGGCCGGATGCGCTCCGGTGGGCGTTGGTCTGGGCTTTTCTTTTCTTGGCATCCCAGTGCATGCCTCAACCCCGTATTCAGCCCCAGGGTATGGACTTCGCGGGGCCTTTCCCGGATCGCGCTTGTTGACCCCATCCGGGCAAGCGCAGCAGCAGTAGAGCGACCGACGACCTTTTCTATCCCGCTGCCGCCCGCGGTGCCCTGCCTTTACCCAGCCGTGCCTGCTGCATGAACGAGGGCGGCATGTTGGTGGCGCCCGTCAGCACCAAGATCGCTGCTGACGGGATGAAATATACCTTTGGGTATTGTTAATGCGCAAGCCTCAAGGTATTGACCTTTGGGTATTGTTGGGTATTGTTGTTGTGACAGTGTCATCGCAGGCGAAGAAGGTACTAAGCTCACGTCCTATGAACTTGGATGATCTGAATGCGTTTAGGCGCGAGCGCATGGCGAAGCTGGTCGAGCGTATGGGCAGCCGCGTGGCGCTCGGGAGAGCGTTGGGCTACAAAGACGGGAACTACATCAACCATATGTTGAACGGTCTGCGTCCTATCACTGAGAAGACTGTTCTTCAATGTGAACAGCTTCCCGGAATGTCGGGATGGTTTGCGGTTGAACTTGGTGCTCCGTCAGCGCAAGCCACTCCCCGTAAATTTGAGACGTTTGGTGCACGCCTCCATTGGTGGATGATTTATCGAGGTTTTACTCAAGTGGTGCTTGCCGACCGAGTAGGAATGGCCCAAGCTACTTTGAATGAGCTGATCAAAGGGAAGATAAAAGAGCCACGGGCGAGCCACTTTTTGGAGCTTGCTCGGGTGTTGGATCTTCACCCAGAGTATCTTCTTACCGGAGAGGGACCTATGGAGTTGATGAGCTTTTCGCAGCTCACGGGGCCGGAAGCTCAGTTAGTTATGTTTTTCCGCTCTCTTCCAAACGATGCGGAGAAAAACTTGATGCTCATCCAGCTTCACCAGGAGCATGAGAAACGCGGGAGATCAGCGAATTGAGTCACTGATTCAGGTGGTAATTTGATAATAAAAAAGCCACCGTATGGTGGCTTTTTTATTAGTAGGTTTTGCTTTCCCAAGCGCGCAATACTTTGGCTAATATCTGAAAGTTCATCCCGGGCTTGATGTACCACTCTCGATATTTCTTATTTTCGCTAATGACAAGAATTCCTTCCCCAGGGATGCGTTGAAGGCGTTTTATAAAGCCTTCTCCATCTACGGAGAAAAAATACACGCCGTCAAATTCACATTCTCGAACACCGGTGTCTACCAGCAGCGGATCGCCGGGGTTAAACATTCCCAGCATCGAATCCCCAAAACCGGTCACGATAGAGAGGTTGTCATAGGCCGTCACGTAGGGGAGATTCTTCTGTGCCCACTCGCTACTCACGCTCCAGCTCTTGATAACACCGGGCTGGTCACGCAAAACTAGGCCGCCCCCCATGGCGCCGCCTGTTGAATATTGTCGAATCACTATCTCGTCTCGTGGTGGTCTCTGGTCAACATTTTCCGCGTTGGCGGACGTGAACTCCAGAGCGGCCTGGGCCTCGTCAGGAGCCATCTCCCAAAAGCCCCGAGGTAGGTCGAACGTGGCGCGAGTCGCGTCCATCAGCTCTTGTCCAATCCCTTTGGCTCCCTTCTTATCCTGGGGATAGAAAAGCCGATTGATGTAGCTTGCGTCCTTGCCGATGGCTCGCGCCAGCGCGGCGCGGTTTCCTTGGGTGAAACGAGAACAGAGGATTGTAAGAAGCTGTTGCAGCCGCGCGTGATTATCCATGAACTGATTGTCCGAGCATGTACCCACAGGTACAAGGTTCCGAAGGTATCTTCTGCAAGTACCTTGAGGTATCATGAGCGGCATGAATTCGTTCAAACTGTTCTTCTCCGGGCTGGATCGGGCCGGGCGCGCTGAGTTCGCTGTTCTGTGCGGAACCACGCCCGGTCTGCTCAACAAGCTCATCTATGGCGGCGGGCGCGTCGAACTAGGCCTCGCTGATGTGATGGTTGCCGTTGGGTGCGGGCGCTTTGTGCTTGCAGACCTTCCGCTTACAGAGCGTGCGAAGGCGCAACATGCGGCTCGTACCAAGGCGTACGGAGGAGAGGCCACCAATGGCTGAGAAATCTCCTGAAATCGCTGGCCCCCTTAATCGCGTCATGCGTGGCTTGGTTGCCTTTGCGCGGGGCACGGGTCGCACCAGTTGCTCCGACACCATGGAGCTGCGGCAGCAGTGCGATGCCAACACCCTGCGCGTGCTGGACGCGCTGGCCAGGGCCAAGGGCATGGAGCGCCCGGCCTACATCGAGGCGCTGTTGGAAGAGCATGCGAAAGAAGCGTTGCATGAGGCAAGTCTGATCGTGCGTCAGCTGCGGGGCAATCCGCTGCTGGTGGAAGCGCTTGGAGCCCCGCCGGAGACCTTCGGTCTGCCTGCGGCCGAGGAAGAGGTGGGGAATGCACGAGCAACAACTGCCTGAGCCCATGGTTCCCGAGGATTGCGACCTCGCTGATTTCGCCTTCATGCCCCTCGACGTCGCGCGCTTGCGTGACTCAGACCTTGCTGCCAACGAAACGCCGGAGGCCTGTTGGGCTGCCGTGCTGCTGTGGTCAGCGGCTTGGCACCAAGTGCCAGCGGGCTCCATGCCTGACAACGATGCCTGGATTGCGAAGCAGGCCGGCTATGCCCTGCGCGGGCGCATCGATCCGAAGTGGAAGCGTGTGCGCGAAGGCGCCATGCATGGCTGGGTGCTCTGCAGCGATGGCCGCTACCACCACCCCGTGGTGGCGGAAAAGGCCAGGGATGCGTGGGCCTCGAAGCTGATGCAGCGCTGGCGGACGGAGTGCGCGCGCATCAAAAAGCACAACGACAGGCACGGGACAGCCGTGGGACGTCCCTCATACGAGGAGTGGATTTCCTCGGGCCGTCCTGCGGGACAGCCTTTGCCGCTCCCTGGTGACAAAGGATCTTGTCCCGAGGGACAAGGCAGTGTCGTCCCTGGGGACAGCCATCCTGGTCCCGATGGACAAGGGCCACATGTCCCTGACGAAACCCACTCCAAGAGACAGGGAGAGGGACAGGGACAGGGACACCCTATTTATTCCGTACCTGACGGTACGGGCGGTCCCGCCCCCAACACGTCGGGTGACATGACCAAAGACGAGCTGTGGCGCGCCGGCAAGTCGCTGCTTGCGGAGGCTGGCATGCCGAGGGCTCAGTGCGGTTCGTTCGTCGGAAAGTTGGTCAAGGACTATGGCGATGCCGTGGTCGTTGAGGCCGTCCGGGCCGCCGTAGTGGCG